GACTTTATGAATGGAATAATACTCTGTTTGACAAGATGGAGTTCCCAGAATCGGCAGACAAGCAGAATTTTATCGACAGCTTGCTTCTGTCCTATGGGGATTGCGAACCATTATACCCGGACTGGAATTTTATGTATGAAAGTGCTATACCTGCATGGAGCCGGAAATGGAAAAGAAGCATTGACAAGGTTTATAATGTGTTAGAAAGAACCAATTATGAACCCATTGAAAACTATGATCGTCATGAAGAGTGGACAGATAACCCAGATATGACAAGGACAAGTCAGAGTTCCGGACAGGATGTAAACAAGGCGGAAGCAGGACAGGGAACCACTACGACCAACTCTGGGGCAGATACAGCTACAAATGAAGTCAGTGCTTTTAACGATGCAAACTATAGCCCGAACGAAAAAACAACTACTGAGTATGGGGGCAGCACAAAAGTGCAAAGTTCCGGCGAAAACAAAAATACGTTTGAATATGGCAAAGGTGAGACAAGCAGAGAAACAGGGCAGAATAAGCACTCTGGGCGTATTCATGGCAATATTGGAGTTACTACATCTCAGCAGATGATCCAGTCAGAGCTTGAGTTACGGAAACAAAGCTTTATTGACTACTGTACTGGACTGTTTGCACAGGACTTGCTTTTATTAACTTATTAAGGAGGAATAAATTATGTTTTTCAGATACCCACATAGTAACTCACAATACATGAACTTAGATTGGCTACTTAAAGTTGGCAAACAGGCTGACAAGGATCATGAGGAATGGACACATATAAAAGACACAGCTCAAACCATGATTGATGATGCAATTCAGAAAAGTCTGGATGATGGAGAGATCGGAAAAGTAGTAAATGATGCCACTACAAAAGTAATCAACGAACAGATTGATCCATTAAAAGAACAGGTTGGAACAAATACAGCTGATATTGCAAAGTTACAAAAAAGAGAAGGACTTTTTGACCATTCCGGGAAAACTATCATCATCGGAGACAGCTACACAGTTGGTTATACTCCGGAAGGTAATATAACTCCCTGGACAACTAACTTTATCAAATACACCGGACTTGAGGACGTCACAATCTCCGCAAATGGGGGGGCTTCTTTCTCAACAGCTGATAATTCATTCCTTATGCTT